AGCCAGCCGTGGATCAGCCAAATTGACTTTATCTTGCTTTTGGCCAGGGTAAAATCATCATACTCTTCGGAGTTTTCGGATTTAAGTAAAAAGTGGCTGGACTCTTTACCCTGGGCCTTTCTTATATACTTCAGGTACTTTCTTCGGTTGTGGCAGACTATTCCATAAATCTGCCCATACTCCAGGCTTTCCTTCCAATCCTCTTCCTTAGTAGCAAATAATATATCTCCGCTAAAAATCAGCTTTTCCATGCTGTTATTATAAGCCCTGAAAGCAGTACACCCACTAAACTCAGGAATATCCATAGTGTAAGCAGGTGTAAAGTGATTCATGTCATCAAAAAACTCTACATCACCGGCGGCAAAATCAACATCATAGAATTTAATTAATCCAGTTCCATTTCTCAGCTTCTTAATTCTACTTTTTACAGGAGTTCTTATCAAAGCATCAACGGCAACTTGATCAGATACTCTTGATTGATCCTTATACATATTCCCTTTGCCCGTTAATAACCATTCTGGGTTTAGTTCTGGGAAAAAAGTCAAAATTTTAGCTATCTTATCACCTCCAATCTCCGATTTCGCACCAATGCCTTTGAAATTTGAGGCTGAAATACCAGTTTTTTCATAAAAACTTTCCTTAATAACACCAACATTATCAATGAATTGGATTATTCTTGATTTTATAGGAGAAAAAATTTTGTCCATTTTTGTTTTTGATTTAAATTTTGACCATTAATATTGCTTTTGAAAAGTAAAAGCAAATAAAGCAATGGATAAATGTACTACTAAAAAAAGGGATAATGTAAGGGCTGAGGCTATAAAAATTATTGCAAAGCAATTTGGCTGCACTGGCCAGAATGTTAGATATGTAATAAATAATCCGGCATATAGCTATGGTATTAGTGAAGAGATAAGGAAAGCATATTCAAAAAAATATGCTGAGCTGAAACGGGTACTCGTTTAGGCAAGCTCTGACTGCCATTAAAGTTAAGGGGTTCTTTAAAAACTCCAATTTTTAAAATATCCAATTGATACTATATGCCTAATATCTGGAATCACATAGTTGTAGTTTATGTCGATGAACTTGTTCCAAAATTTTATAACACCATAAAGTCTCTCCAACAAGAAATTCATCGTTACAAAGACAAGGACTACGGAATAAAGCGGGTTAGAAAAGGAGGTAATGGCAGGCAGATGCTTATATCATTTGATAGCTTGCCAAAATATATACAGGATGCAATTGGTGATCCCCGTAAAGTAAGCAACCCTTTAGACTTATACTATAAAACTGACCAGGCTGCTGTTCATTATTTCAATACATACAAGTTCGAAGACAATTCCAGACTGTCGTTAAAGCTGATCGAAGAGTATATTATCAATGCATCAGTGCTAAAAGCAGCTATCAATCTGAAAGAAGTTCGGGAGAATGAAAGAAAAAGCAAGGGAGGCGGTTGCAAAGGTATTCTTACAAGTATTTGCAATGATGTTAGAAACTTCAATCAATCGCTCAGGACAAATTTTGGCGGCGTTCAGCACACTCTCCCTTCTTCAGAAAAAAGGTTTAAAGAAACTTTCAAAGAATTTGCAAGCGGCCTCAATTATGAATCGCTGATCTCCGGAAAAGTTAGAAATGAAAACCGTAAGCTGGTTACTGATGAATTACTCCACTTCCTTAATGATCTGTTCGTTTCTCAACAGCACAAGCCTACTAAATCTGAAGTATCCCGTCAATACGGAAGCTTTCTCGCTGGTTACGTTGAAGTAACCAACATAGAAACAGGTGAGATTTACAATCCCAAAGACTTTAAGCCACTTTCCGACAATACAATTGTAAACTATCTCAGCAAGTGGGAACACACAGCCGCTTCTTATCGAAAGCGCAGTGGTGATCGCCAAAGGCTGATGAATATTTTAAAGCCTTATCACTCCCTTAATCAGCCACAGTATGCCGGCTCTATAATATCAGTTGATGACCGTCAGCCACCATTCAAATACGATAGCCAGAACAACCGGGTATGGTTTTATAATGCTATTGACCTGGGCAGTGAAGCATTTACCTGCTGGGTACATGGTAAAAGCAAAGAGGGTATTATAACTGAGTTCTACCGTCAACTTGTACGCAATTATGTTAGTTGGGGCCTTAACCTTCCGCATGAATTGGAAGCGGAGTTAAATCTTAATGCATCTTTCACCAACTCATTCCTTCGTCCGGGTGCCATGTTCCAGGAAGTACGTATTGAGGCCAATAATGCAAGAGGTAAACGAATTGAAAGGTATTTTGGTAATCTAAGGTACAGTATAGAAAAGCAAAGGGAGGGATGGTTAGCCCGACCGCATGCCCGTAGTGAATCTAACCAGGCAGGCAGCACACCGGCCCCCATCATTCCATATAACACTATCGTTCAAAATTGCCTAAAGGATATCGAAGACAGGAATAACGCTCCACATTCAGTACATACAAATAAAACAAGATGGGAGGTTTTTGTTGAGATGCAGCATCCTGATCTGAAACCAATAAACTGGTTAGCTATTCTGCCTCACTTAGGATATAAAACAGAAACAAGGTGTAAGCTTAACGGTATTGTTGATTTTAACAACGAAGAATATCTCCTGGGCATTGATGGGCAAGTATTGTTGGGAGATCGCCTCATTAATTCAATGAAACTGGTAGCCGGTAATAAAATTGATATCTACTGGCTCGATGGCAATAAAGGAGAAGTAATAAAAGCCATCATCTTCCTGCACAATGATGATAAACCGATTTGCGAAGCTGTTTTAAAGCCCAGGTATAACAGGTCTGTTATCGAAAGAACAGAAAGAGACAATAGCAATTACGAAATAATGAGTGCCTACGTATCAACAATAGAGGCATTCGCAAAACAAAAAGCCTCACAGCTGGGCAACCTGCTGGTCATAGACAATACACCAAGAACACTCAACCGTGGATTTATAATTGATGAGGTAAACAGGTATGAAGCCGATAATTCAGAAGCGCAGATTATTAAAGATTTAAAAGAAGAAGAAGAACTCGTACTGGTCAACTCGCCAGGAAGGAGCCTGAGAGACAGGTTTTGATTTCACATGAAACCCAAAAACAAAACCATGATACAGCTAAACAACAATCAAAAACAATCAATCGTAGATGCCCTGTTAGAACAGCGCAAAAACTTTGATGGCACTGACGAGCAGTTCTCTCAGTCATTTGGAATTAATTATTCTGTTTACAGCCGTCTTAAAACTATTTCCTCCTCCCCTAAAGGGGGAGGCCGGGAGGGTGCATTTGATGGCCTTCTCCGGGAAAATAAGTGGGTTGATCTTGGTTATGAACTCAACGTTGAAGTTAACCGGCCCAAATGGAATATCGTCCGCACAGAAGTGTATCAAATGATTGAAGAGGAAATCCTGTTTTGCAAAAAACATTCAAAAAGCCGCATCTGTGTAGATAACTCCGATATAGGTAAAAGCACAGCCGCAAAGCACCTTTCAAAAACCTTGAAAAATTGCTTTTACATTGACATGAGCCAGTGTTCCGGTAAAATAGAATTTATAAAAACCCTCGCAAAAGCAGTAGGAATTAATCCCAATGGCAAGATTGCAGAGCTAAAAGCAAAAACAAAATACATGCTCCGCATACTCCCGGAGCCTGTAGTTATCCTGGACGAAGCCGGAGACATGAAGTATGAAACCTTCCTAATCTGTAAAGAATACTGGAACGGAACCGAAGGCGCAGCCGGCTGGTACATGATCGGGGCAGATGCCCTTCGGGAGTGGATTGAAAGAGGCAAGCGCAACCGTAAAGTAGGCTTCTACGAAATGTTCAACCGCTATGGAGCCAACTACACAGTACTTACACCTGGTGACAATAAAGAGAAAATCGCCTTCTATAAAAAACTGGTAACCGATGTAGTAAAAGCCAATTTAAAGGACAAAAACAAGCTAAATGCAATAGTAGCAAAAGTGTTTGTAAAGAATGAAGACACCGGCGAATATTCAGGCCTCCGCCGTATTGAATCACTCCTGCTCTTAAATCAATAACAAATGCAAAAAACCTCAACCATAAGCAACGCCCATGTCCAGGTATATTATCAATCCCGGCCCGAAATGATTGTTGTCTGTGATCTCAGAAATGCAAACAAACAACAGCCCTTTTCCGGATTTGATGGGCTGAAAGACCTGTTTGAAACCTACTGCGCTTCATTCAATGAGCAGATTGGTTACAATGAATCATGCGACTTCTTTAAACCAAATATTCAATCATTAGTAATCAATGCACCAGCTAAGTAAAAATATCGAAAAGCTCATACTGCAACTGGCCGGCCTGTTGCCACAGGTTACCATTAACAGCCACGAAAAGCATTGGGTAATGGGCAGTGAAATTTTATCCTGGAACACTGTAACAGAGGTTGAAGGCAAACCAATAAATCCCGACAAAAAATACCTGTGGAGGTACCCGGTAATATCATCGGCAAACCATTACAGGCGGCTTAAAAATCGCTATAAGAAAAAAGGAATTGAAGGCGTACAGGAATATTTAGAGTGGATCAACGGCCTCGCAAAAGGTCATAAAGTAAAAAAGCAGATGCAGGCCTTAATGACAGTAATAAAAACGATAGCTGAGAACCAATAGAACCAGATACCAATGTCCCGTAGCCTTTCCATCAGGAATTTATATGATAAAAAATACAGGCAGTTTCAGTTTGATGGGCTTTATCACCAGGCAATGGGAAACCCGGAAAGCAATGGCATCTGGATCATTTGGGGCAAGGAAAAAAACGGAAAAACCTGGTGGGCGCTAAAGCTCGCCGAATACCTCAGCAGCCAGGCAAAAGTTCTTTACATAAGTGCAGAAGAAGGAATGGGAATGGATTTCAGGGATGCCTGCAAAAGAGCAGGGCTTTTAGTCACCAACCGGATGATACACTTCGAGCCATACATAGGCATCGAAGACATAAAAGCAAAACTCAAAAGCCGGAAAAGCGCCAAAGTAATATTCCTCGACAACTGCACCGTTTATGCCAACGAATTAAAGCCATCCGACCTTATCAAAATAATAAGGCAGTACCCGGACAAGCTGTTCATATTACTGGCGCATGAAGAAAAAGGAGAGCCATACAAAGCCCTGGCAAAGGAGGCAAGGAAGTTGGCAAAAATAATAATGCATGTACAGGGCCTCGCCACACAAATCAGCGGCAGGTGTCCGGGAGGAGTTATAAGCGTAGATGAGCAAAAAGCAGTTCTCTATTGGGGAACAGAAATTTTAAACAATAAAACCAATTAGTATGAAAGAAAATTACATGGTAGTACAACTGCCAAAGCAAGACGGGGAGGCAAATGCCTTTCTTCAGGAGCCCGAATTATTCCAGTCCTATGATGATGCTTTTGCCAGGATAAACAGCATCATGGCCCAGGCAAAACAGCAATTTTTTGAAAAACCGGTGTTCATCAAACCTGTCAGGATTGCCCTTCACGACAGAGACATTGAGCTATGGATAATCCGCCGAAAAGAAACACTCTTAACCTAAAACTACAATCATGTCAGGCACTCTAAAAGATTGGATCGAAGGCTTTGAAAGAGAAATGCACATCAGGTTCAATCAACCCGTTAAAGTACTCGTCCTGGAGCAAAACCAGGATCAGTACATGAAAAACATAGTCGCAATTGTAAGCAGCATCACCGGCGTTGCACAGGAGCAGATAATGTCTGAAGCCAGAGGAAGCTCAGAAATATCAGATGCAAGGATGATAGCCATGTACTTCATACATCAGAACAAATATGTCACAAAAAGTAAGATAGGTGATTACTTCGGAAACCGGCATCACACATCAGTAATATATGCAATCAGAACCGTTACCAACCGTATCCATGTAAATGATGATGCTACGGTGCGAACAGTAAAGCAGATTCAGGAAAAGCTAAAATCACAATTCAATGAGCAAGTTCAGGATCAATAACGCAACAGAATCAGCCGCTATCCATAAAATGGAAGTAGCCTCTGCCATCATGCGCAAATGCGGCATCACCTATCAGGATTGGGCCGATATACTCTTCGAAACAGGCTGCAGGTTTGTTGAGATGAACATCACCCATCCGCATATAAGAATTTGCCTCTTGCAAAACCAGCAGCTTGGCTTTTGGGACTGGTGGCTCGTATTATCACTCGAAGATGATGAATCAGTATTAACCTATCCCGAAGTCGCAAGCAGGGCATCCTACATCCGGGAAAAAGAAAGGCTCCTCAACCTCAGGGAGCCGGTAAAAAAATTCGACTACTTCCTCATCCAAAATGGCAAGCTCAATGAATTGGAAAAAATATAAAACAACAATATCCAATGATCACTGCCAGGGCATGGTAAAGCTCATTGAATTTATGATTGTAAAGCATCCTGCCGCCAGTCATGAAGACAAACTATTCCTGGCGGCGCTGGCTGAAGTATTGCAGCACCTTAAAGCCAAACTGGTTGATTACAGGCGGGAGTACAAATGCACATTCACTCCCGTTCAGTCAGTAGCCATTGAGTGCCTACTCAGCCAGTACATGCTGCCACAGGTACAGCGGCTCGGCGATTTTGAAAACAGGATGCTACAGATACAAAGCGGCATCATTAAAAACTATACCACATGTCAGAGTTAATCGGTACAGCAGTATGCCTGTGGCTTTTGTTCCGCTACTTCTGCTACATGAAGGATGTTCAGGAGTGGAAGCGAAAACAGCGATACCCGCAGGCAACAAAAAGAGAGAGTAAACCACAATTTCTAAATATAAAAAAGAGTAAAAATGGCAACAAGAGTAAAAAAAACATTGCTCAGCAACATCACAAGGGATGATGCCGAAGCAGCCTTTGCTGAATTTGCAACAGCAGATGCAAAACAGAAAGAGATCACCGCAAAAATGGATTTGCAGATAACAAAAATCCGTGAAAAGTATACAGATGAATTAAGCCAGCTGCAGGAGCAGAAAGATGAGTCTTTCGACAAGCTCCAGGCATTCGCAAAAGAAAACCGGCAGGAATTCGGTAAGAAAAAAAGTTTGGAGTTCCAGCATGGAATACTTGGTTTCAGAACCGGCACACCAAAGTTAAAAACACTCAAA